CACAGATCGTCAAGAGAGGGCGAACAGAATGGTGAGGAAGCAGGGTAGGTAAACTACGAGTAACTACGAGTGTTACATATGATTTTCGGCTTCGGTAACCTGCACAGGATCGATAGTAACTTTGAGTTAAATACCCCTTCCTCCTCAGGATTCTTGGGCAGTGCTATTGCATGCGGCGAGCGGTGCGTGCCATCTTTGCTTTGTCCGAGCCGCTCGATAGGCTGAGTTTGGCAACCAGGGGAAAGGAATCTATGAGGCGGTACGAGCATAGCACGACAATTCTTAGACTTTGAGCGCAGGCAAGACCGATATCTGGATGCCGGTGTACATCGGCGACTACCTAGCCGACACCATGCACCTGAGTACGGAACAGCATGGCGCCTATCTGTTACTTCTCTTTCACCTCTGGCGTCGTGGGATACTGCCCGACGACAACGTGGTGCTGGCGCAGATTACAGGACTTAGCATAAGTGCCTGGAGTACCGCCCGGGCAGTGCTCGGCGAGTTCTTCGAGATCCGCGACGGGCTTTGGCACCATGGGCGTGTGGAGCGGGAAAGAAACCGCATCGCAGCAAAGCAAACATCCAATTCCAATAAAGCAAAGTTAGCTGCATATGGCAGGTGGGGCAAGCCAGGACTGCTGCCCACGGCCAGCGACGCAGCTGGTGATGCGTGCAGCATTCGCGCAAGCAATGCATCAGGCACTGCTCCTGCTATGCCTGACGATGCCAAACCAGATCCAGAACCAGAGCTGTTAAGAGCATTCCCTTCTTCCAGTGGAGTTCGTGAGAAGCGAATTACCGATCCGCGGCATACGCCCTTTCGCGCAATTCTGGCAGAGTACTGGAGCTACAAGAATCATGCATCCCCTGAGATGCCCTGGCAGGGACGTGATGCCAAGGCGCTAGGTGACTTTCTTGCTGCCAGCCCGAATCTAAGCGATACACAGTTCCGGCATATGTTACGCAACCGGGCAAAGTCGGCGGTCGCCCATGGCGATCGCGTTTACCTGTGGATTGGGAACCTAACACGCTTCCAAGAAGAGATCACGATCTACAACAAGCCCGCATCGGCAGGGGATGGCAATGCAAGCAGAGCGGAGATCAATCGTAACAGTGTCGTCAGCGCAGTCGATCGAGCGCTCGCAATGTCTCGAGAGCACGCTGATCGAGCTGGGCAAACTGGCCTTGAGCAGACAGCTTTCGTTGACGCCGGAATGCCTTCTGCTGATGGCTCAGGACTTGGCCGGTGTGCCCTGGCGATACCTGGAAATGGCAATTACAGGTTGGAGACGGGGGACGCTGCAGATGGGCAAACCGGAACAGCTGGACCGTTTCCCTACGGTCCGGCAACTGCGGCTGCAAGCGGATCTCTTGCAGCTGGAGAGGCACAGGGATTCGGTCGGGAGCGAGAGTGGGAGGTAGGCGCATCGTGACAACGGTGAGCAACACAGACGACAACGCTGAAGAGCGAGGAGCATATGAGCAGATCTTCGCCGAGGTGAGGAATCTCTCCGATCTGCGGCATGCGATTGCTCGAGCAGTAAGGCAACTGCGCGAGGCAATGGAGAAGGAAGACAACCGCGCCGTAGCCGCGGCCCATGTACGCAACCTGACGGAGATCGATCCGAAGGCGTTGGCGCAAGCTTATGCGCTGGCGGAAAGGACTTGCACTTACTGGCCGAGCCCGGGGCAGATACGGGAACTTGCCGGATGGTCGGAGGAGACCAGGGGCGGGGCCGGGCTGCAATGGGTCTTCCGATACCTGGAAAGACATGGGGTCGAGGGCCGCGTCCGGGGCGGCGGAGTGAAGTTCGGAGAGGACGAGACGGGACGAAGGGTGCTGCTGGAGACCGAGGCGGTGGTTGCGGCGCCGGACATACCCGCGGAGATAGAACATACCCTCAAGTTGCTTGGTAGCGGATCGGCGAAACAGGGGTTCAGCTACGTAAGTCAACATCCTTTCGTCAAGGGGTGGGGCGACTTTGCTGGAGACGCGGGCTCGAGGACGGCAGAACGCATCGAGGGCCAATGGATCCGCTGTTACCGGCTGGTCGTTCGGAAAACTCAGCAAACACAGGCGGGCGGAGAGCCATGACGGATGTTGCCTCCACGGATTCGCCACTTGCTTCGGACAAGAGGCCCTGCTTCCATCATCCCCGGTTACGGAGGACGTAGTGAGGAACAAAATGCGGACTGTGCAAGAGCAGATCTACTTCACGGGGACGATCTATCAGTCATCAAGCGACCCTGTGTCAACACCAAAGCAACGCAACTTAGGCGTCGCGCTCGTCTTGGCGGCGATCGGAGACTACCGCAGCATCGATGAGCAGGCACACAAGGACGCGGAACAGTTCCTTTACCCCAAGACGCCTGAGCGGCAAGAGCACTATGACTGGGCGGTCGCGCTGGCCGAGGGAGTGAACCCGGCATGGCTACGGGATGCGCTGGACAGATTCAAAGCTAAGTGGGATTGGCAACGTTTTGAACGAAAGGCACTACGCGCCCGGAGAGCATAGGTCGCAATAGAGGAGAGAGGAATGAAGGCAAGCGATGTGGTGAGGGGATTCGCTCTGCAGGGCAGAGTGTTTTCTATTGGTCTACGCGAGGTGCCGGCACTGTTGTTCAGCCCACGCGCGAGGCGGGCGGTGCGTGGCCTGGTGATTCTGCGCCGCGCCTACGAATATGTGGTTGTGATGGCAGCCTTGGAGGGCGTGCAGCCAGTCCCCAGACCGTACTACGAGGCGTATGTGGATGCGCTGACTATCCTGGGCGCAAGAGCTACTTCGGTCGCCAAAGCCCTTTGACGACATTCGATGACAGGGAGAGCGCATGAGCGATGAGCCGAGCCCGAGTGAGTTCCTTATTTCCAAGATGGAAGGTATGGACGATGTCACCCAAATACTGATCGTCACCCGGACTGGTGAGGGCGAGATCAGCTACGACAGCTGTGGCCAGATTGCGGCCGATACGCTGGGAATGATTGAGTTCGTCCGCGTTGCCGCCGCGGAACATCTGCGGCGGGAGCTGTATGGCGAGGATGAGGATTGATTTAGTCCAGGCGCGCTCGTGTGGATATTGACGCAACCGCAGATCTCTCCACTGCGGTCTGGATGACAGTTTTTTATTCAAGGAACTTCAGGGGCGCCACACTTGATGAGAACTCTTCCAGGACCAAGAATGGATGAGGCTATGCTGATTGCGGCGGCGCGTTTGGGAGACGAAGATGCGTTCACAGAGCTCTATCACCAGCATCTTACCTATGTAAAGGCAGTAGGACGCGCCGTTCTTCGAAAGAGCGATTTGGAGGATATGTGCCAGGATACGTTCTTGCTAGCGTTCACACGGCTGCGCTCGTTTGAAGGAAAGTCTAACTTCCGTACCTGGATCACACGCATCGCGATGAACCAGTGCCTCGTGACCCTGCGCAAGGCCCGCCAGGCGAGCAACGGCGAGTCGCACCTGATGCAGATCGATGCACAGCTGGCTGGAGACGATGTTCTGGATCAATGCATCTTCACAGGCGAAGACAAGAACCTCGAAGGAGTGCCGGTACGATTGGACTTGGGCCGACTGCTGCAGGTTCTGAAGCCTGTTCAGCGCCGGATCCTTGAGATGGCTTACCTCGAAGACGTGCCTGCCCAGGAGATTGCGGAGATGCTGGGTATGACCCCCGCTTCAGTAAAGAGCCAGATACATCATGCCAAGCGGCGGGTGCGAAAAATACATAAGAAGAGATGAACTTTTCTGGTCCATTTCGAATCTATAACTGGTGACACTCTAACCGATCGCCCGGATGAGAAGATAAGCTCTCGTACGCTTCCTTCTTATTGCGCTCCCAGCGCGTGTGACCTTGGGACTAAGCGACGAGGCCGCTCAGGCTTTCGCTCGTGCGACTTCGGTTGATTCCGCCTTTTCATTCCCTCAACGTTCACTTTCAACACACACAAATGGAGTGAAGGTATGGCCTCCGCAACCATCGACAGCCGGCGCCCGTGCCCAAAGGTCTGCATTCTCAATGAGGATGACGCCAGATCCCTCACCTACGGCGGCATTGCACACAAGTGCTCGAGCAGGCGCCATCACCATTACTCCAAGAACAAGGCCGATGCATTGGTGAAGGCCGGCGAACTGGTGTGGCTGGGCAAACATAAGAAGGTCGCCACGTTCCTGAATGCGCGCTCGTGGATCAAGACCTATCGCCGTAACCGATACGGCGAAGTGCTCACTTGCGGGATGCAGCTGGTGCGAGGCGGGGGCGGATTCTAGGTTGACATGTTGAAGATAAAAGCCTTGCTGCTCCTAATCATCGCCACGACTACAGCGTATGGGGGGACTGTCACCGGGACTTTGCAGGGACCCAGCGGCTTGCCGGTGAAGAATGGCACGCTGAACTTTGCGCTGCAGCAGGCCGGACTGATCGTAGGCACAGGCAGCGTGGTGCCCGCTACGGCATCGTGCTACACCTCGGCGGATGGCTCCGTCGTGGGTCTGCCCAACCCGCTGACGCTGCCTTCAGTGGCGATTACCTATGGCTCGGGCACGATGGCGGCGGGTATCTACTACGTCGTGTTCACGTTCTACGACAGCGCGAACAATCTAACGCTGGCCTCTCCAGAGCTGCAGGTTCAGCTCACCAACACGGGCTCGCTGATCTTTTCGCCTCCGGCGACGTTCCCGCCGAATGCCGTGGGCATGACCGTCTTTGCCGGCACGGTGAGCGGCGCGGAGACGGCGCAAGGAAACTCGACTGGCAGCAGCGGAACATTCGTTCAGAACGAAACGCCGGTCACCACGCTCATCCCGATCCCGGCGGTCAATGCGACAGTCTGCTCCATCGCGTTCAACGATACGATCATTCCCTACTCCGGTTACAACGTCTCGCTGATTTCGTCGAGCGGGAATGCGTATCCAGGCTGGCCGCAGGCCTGGCAGCTCAATGGAGGTCTGAGCGGCACAGTCAATATCTCGAACGGTGCTCCGCTGTGGAATGGCACGACCATCTACCCGCAGCCAATCCTTGCACAGCCGCTGAATCATGGCCCGCAAAGCATCTCGGGTTTGCTGAACATGACCGGCTACAACCTGCTGAACATAGGGGCGCTCGGCGTTGGCACGACCACGCCGGAGTGGCCCGTTGATGTCGAGAATGGGTACATCAACAGCAGCGGTGGGTATCTCTTCAACGGCGGCGCCGGCTCGACTGGGCAGTGCCTGGTGTCCAATGGCACGTACTTCGGACCCGGCAGTTGCGGGACGCTGCCGGCGATCTTCTACCAGGTGGTCCAGGGCAACGGCACTCTCTTCGCCCAACAGCCCCAGCTCAACTTTAGCGCCCGCTTCTCGCTCGCGAACGACGTCCCCTCCACCCGCACTGACGTTGACCTCGCCACCACCGCCGTCACGCCAGGTTCTTACACCAATTCCAGCGTGACGGTGGACGCCTATGGCCGGGTGACCGCAGCGACTTCGGGTCCGACAGTCCCAAACATCCAGCCCCTCATTATCAATTCAGGGATCTGCACCACAGCGGCTTCGGCGTTCGCCAGCTGCTCCTTCACGGTTAGCTGGCCAACCGCGTTCGCGGACGGCAATTACGCGCTGACCTGCACCTCGGGACCTGGCCAGGGCACAAATGCGGTGCTGCTGGGCCTCTTCGTGTCTAACCAGACGGCGACCACCTTCCAGATCACGCTGCAGAATGCCGACTCCTCGGGCGCCGGGGCAACCACCGTCAACCAGATCAATTGCATCGGGGTCCATCCCTAAACCATGAAGAATCTTTTGGCGTTGCTCGCCATTCTGTTGTGTGCCGCCAACGTCCAGGCACAGAACATCGAAGGCCAAATCATCGCGTCGCAGTATGGCACGTGGAAGGTTCCCGGGTATGCGCCGAATACCTATTCGTTTGCGCCAAATTCATGCCGGGTGGAGGGCGGCGCCAGCTTCTTCTTCGCCTTCGCCACCGGAACACCGGTCCAGATCGTGGACAGCAACCCATCTGCAACCGAAACGGTGACACCCAGCGCGGTGGTCGACACCAACGTTACCTGCGCGATCAGCATCGCTCCTGTCAACGCGCACCAGCTTCCGTTCTATTTCACATCGGCGACCGGCGGGCTACAGGAAGCAATCAACCAAAACCTGACGACGCCACAAACCAACACCATCATCCTGGACAGCACGTTCTATCAGCTCGTGGGCGGTGCAACCAATGCCGCAGCGGTCATCGCCGCGGCGAAAGGCAGCGTTGCACTGGGACTGGTGGATGTAACCCAGGTGCCGACGATCTGGTACCGCTGGAATGGAGCACAGTATGTCGCCGTAAGCTCGGCGACCAGCGGCGGGACTACGCTCGTCAACGACATATTCTCGAATGGGCCCAGCAATGCGTGGCAGGATCTCTTCGACTTCGTTGCCACTGGACCGGTGGTCTACAATCCCCAAGCTGCGGTCAACGCCGCCCAGACAAACAACGGCAGTGTAACCATCCAGCCCGGTGCCGGGCGCACGCCATTCACAAACACAGGCAACGTGCGCGTGGTCGATAACCGGAGCGATGTCCCGGCGACGGCCCGCAGCGCCACGGAGTTTGGGGCTACATGCGACCTAAGAAGCGTCTACGGCACCTTAACGTCCGGCTCAGCCGTGGTGACTATCCTGGCTGGCTACAGTGCGCTGTTCAGTTCTGCCGACATAGGCCGCACGCTGGCCGCCGTTGGAGTGGTCTCGGGCACGCCGACCGCCTTTGAGACGACAATCCAGTCGATTACCGACAGCCAGCACGCTATCGTGACCACGCCGGCTCCGTTCACGCAAAGCACAGCGCACCAGATGGACCTGGGCCACGACGATACCGCAGCGATCGCCCAAGGGATGACGGAAGAGGCGGGAAATAATGGCGAGTTGGTCTTTCCTCAGGGCAATTGCCTGACCCATACGCAGACGCTGCTGGGACAGTCGATCCAGGGCCTCGGTTCCTCTTCTTTCGTCACCAACTTTCCCGGTGAAGATGTCTTCGCCGCTCCAGACCCAAGCCTCACGCAAGGCGTTAGTCAGGGCGGAGCCCACCTCCACGACTTCACGATCAATCTCGATGACCGCATCGACGCCACGCAGGCCTGGCAGATCATCAACGACTCGGGCACAACATCGAAAGCGGCGATGTACCGGCCGATTGCGACCAACAGCGGCATCGCCAACAATCCCGTCGCACCCGGCTGGTTTGTGGGTGGATTTAACGGCGCGGCCGCGATCACTGCGGCATCGGCCGTCATGTGCGTGCCGGCAACAGAGAGCGCGCCATCGGTAGGCCAGGAGGTCGTGTTTCCGTACCTTGCGAACGTCTTTACGGCCACCGTCTCATCGACAGCCGGAAGCTGCTCTGGCGGAGCAAGCCCGCGGACGCTCTCCTCGGCGCTGCCCTCGGGATCGACGAACAGCCAGGCGGAGTGGTTCGCCGGCAGCAGCCCCCAGACCATCAACGCCAATATCAGCGGATCCGGCTGCCCAGCCTCGATCAGCCTGACCAATTCCATTTTGCCGGTTCCTTACTACGAGTCGAATGTTGCTCCCTTCGGGCTGATCCAGATCGACGGGGAGCAGTTCACGTACTTTGGCAAGACCAATGCCACCGGCAGCCTCTCGAGCAACTTGCTGACCATCACCGGCTGCGCGCAGAACGGCACCACACGCGCCGCGCACACTTCGGGCGCCACCGTAGTCCCCTTGAACCCCTTCAAGCCGGCGTATCCCTGGCCGGTGACGCCGACACTCAACGCGGGCGATACCACCCCTTCCGGGACGGCCGGCTACTACCCGGCGTGGAACGTGGGCAATACGGCCTTCGCCTTCCCCGTCGCCACCGGGATCAACGCGGGCACCGGGGCCACCGGATCGTGGACCACTGGCGCGGTGATCGAATCCATGACGATTCAGTCCTGGCCGATCGACATCAACCCGCCGCTGACCGGAGGCAATGCGGTGAACCATACCGCCGGGTTTTACTTTGTGCAATATCCGTACGCGGCAAGATTCCAACATCTCAACTTGAGCCAGTTGTTCTATGGCGTCACCGAGGGCGTGCCGTCGATCGAGAACGGCAACTGGTCGACGGCGCAGCCCACGGCAGACGGCGGGAGCTGGGAGAACGTGGCCATCCGGGCAGCAAATCCCTGGAACTTCGTGGCCGGGAACCAGAACACGTTCAAAGACTTCAACGTGTACTCGAGCGAAGGATCGGCTTCAGGCACGGCGCTGGGCGCCAATACCTGCTACTACTTCACCGCGCCGCGCAACGATCAGACGGGCACCCAGACTGAGCAGGCCTCGCTGGTCGACGCGACCAATCTCTACTGCGAGCCAGAGACGGGCGCGCACGCCGGCTCGATGCCCAATTGGGAGTGGGATATCGACTTGTCCGTGGTCCACGACATGCACATGGGCGGCGGAGGCGAAGTCTACGTCGGCGGAGCTGGACAGCACTGGATTGGCGGGAACTTCAACAACAGCGCCAACCTGCCGCTCATCAACTGGGGCCAGGGGAATACCTCCGACCTCTCTTCGACGCTGGGCACCGAACCCAAGAGCAATCGCTACGGCTCGAGCTCGCTGATCAACTGGAACTACAACAGCAAATTCTCGGGCACCACGGTGCAAGCCTTCGGCAACCCCGGCGGGCCTTATGGCCAGCTCCAGGTGGGCAACAGCCGGGAGCCCATCCCGGCGCAGACCAATGAGACCTTCAACACCGGCAACCTGACGGTGCCGTATGTCAGCTCGGGCGGCGGCTTCATCACCCCAGAGGAGTTCGACGCCAGCACCAGCTTTGACTCCCAGCCGATGAGCGCGGGCTGGACCTTCGACGACACCTCGCCGATCACCCACAGCTATACCGCCTGCAATGTGGGGACCAACCTGGGCACGACGTATTGCAACAGCTACCGCTTCAATAACAGCTCTATCCCCATCGGCCCGGGCCAGCGCCTGGTGCCCGGCAAGTACACGCTTTACATGTCAATCAAGGACGTGACCGCGGCCACCAACACCGAGCGCTTCGTGGTTTATTCCAATTGCGGCGGGGTGACCGAGACGTATTCCGTGCCCGTGACGAATGCGTGGCCGACGACGCTCGCCGGCGTCTTCAGCACCGCCATCGACTTCACCGCGGCAACTGGATCGGGCTGCTACCTGGGGGTGCAATTCAATGGCGCAACCACGGCGGATACAGTCGAGGTCGGATACCTCGATTTCGCACCCGTGGCCGAGAGCTTGAACGCGCAGACCATCAACGCGACCACGATCAATCTGCCCAGCGGGACGACCGGCGGCACGGCGACCGGATGCCAGCAGTCGCCGGTAACCGGGATCAATAACGGCTTCACCTGCCCCACCAAGGGCTTTGGCACGGGGCTCAACGCCAACCAGGGCGCCAGCGATACCACCGCCACCCTGGTCACGACCAGTGGGCTTTCCACCCAGGGCTGCTTCTTCGTCGATGCCGAGTATGAGTGCTACACAGGCATCTCGGGCAACGTACTCACCGGGATTACGCGCGGAGAATACACCACCACCGCGACCACGCACAGTTCGGGCGCCGCAGTGGTCTCCGTCGATCTGGTGCTGGGAAGCATCCAGCAGGCGCCGGTTAACGTCATCGCCGCCGGGGCATCGACCCCCACCGTCTTTAGCGTCAATAACGGCTTCCCTTCGACCCACGACGGCACGTCGGTCATGGATGTAAACGGCGGGTCGAATGAGCTGTGGTTCGACAGCGGCGGCCACATCACACAAGTCAACACGTCGGGCACCAACGTCTTCTGGGCACCGGTCGCGATCGGCAGCAATGACAACCTGCCCATCACCAACACGCAGCTGGTGGTGCAGGACAATGGCCCCAACGAGGTTACCTCTCCGCTCGGCCTCGGTGCGGGCCATGCGGGCACGCTGAACGTGGTGCAGACGCCGACCATCGGCGCGCCCTCAGTCGTCAACTTCGCCACCGGTGCGGGCTCGAACACCTACAGTTACGTGTGCGCCGGGACCGACTATGACGGCAACCTGATTAACGGGACCACTACCACCATCACTGGCGTTCCCACTGTCTTCGGCGGACCGAATCCCTTTATCGGCGTGAGTTGTCCCTGGTCGGCTGGAGTCTACAGCTTCCAGGTCTACCGCACCGCGGGCGGCCCAAACCAAGGGCTGATGAACTCTACTGTTGGGAACCCAGGCGGGTTCACCGACTTCAACGGCAACAGTTCAGGCGGCAGCCCGCCGGGCGCGAACGGATCGAACCCCAAGATCACGGTGCAAGGCACAGGCGTGCCCACGATTCAGTTGGGCACCACCAATATCGGCACGGGGACGGGCGCGCCGGGCACAACTTGCGGCACGACGCCGATCGGCAACGGCTCGCTCTGGTTGCGGACGGATGGGACGGCGAGCACCTCGCTTTACGTCTGCGCAGCGGGGGCATGGACGGCGGTGACGGTCCCATGAGAAAGCTCAAAGCCGCGATTCTCGCAGGAGTGCTCCTCATATTCGCGCTGCCGGCATACGCCGTCACCCTGACGAGCGCCTACGTGAGCAACCCGGGGCCGGTGAATGCCATGAACACCGGCGGCGCACTCCAGGTCTATGCCTATTGCAAATACTCGGATGGCTCGACCACCAACTGCTCAACCACGGATATCCATGGCAATGCGGTCACGGCGTGGACAAGCTCGAACACCACAGTGGCCACGGTCAGCAGTTCCGGTTTGGTCAGCGGGGTCAGCATCGGAACCGCCACCATCAATGCGACGATTACCGGAGGAGTAGCAGGTACCCCGCCGTTCGTGGTCACGGTTAGCGGGCCGAACACCCTGGGGCTCAGTTCACTTACCTTGGCGACCACCGGGGGTGTCACCTCGATATCCGCCGGGACGACCAACCAGCTCATCGCGACCTGCACGTACTCGGATGGTTCGACCACCAATTGCACCACGACCGATATTCATGGAAGCGCGGCGAGTTCCTTTACCAGCTCGGCGCCGACGGTCGCTACGGTGAGCTCGAGCGGCCTGGTCACCGGCGTGGGCGCAGGGTCGACGACATTCAGGGCGACGATCCCATGAGGAATGTGAACAGGATCATTCTTCTGTCGCTCTTTTGGTTCACGGCAGTGACTTACGGACAGGTAACTGCCACTCCTGTCTTCACGCTGCCGACCGGCACATACACCATGCCAACGAGCACGACGATCACGGATTCGACGACGGGAGCATCCATTCTCTGGTGCTTTACGGGGAGCGGCACATGCACCCCGGCCACAGCTTATTCAGGCTCCATTTATGTTGACCCGGCAGCGGTGGATATCTTGTGCGCGAACGCGACTGCTTCTGGCTTTTCGCAGAGTCCGACCATCTGCGCTACTTACACGGCGGCCAGCTCGAACGTGGCTGCCCCTCCGACGTTCTCGCCCGCCGCAGGCTCCTACTCGGGAACGAGGTCAGTCACGCTATCCACGACTACGGCGGGAGCGAACATCTATTACACGACGGACGGCTCGACGCCGGATTACACTTCCACGCTCTACGCGGGGCCAATTCTGGTCTCTTCGAGCGCCACGCTCAAGGCGATCGCGGGCTTTGTCTACAGCTCCACGGCGGGGACGGGATCCTCTCTCTACGAGACCAGCACCATCGCGCAGAGCACCGGGACCGGCCCGGCAAGCAATTGGAAAAAGCCCGACTGCCAGAGTCCGGGCACATCGTTTTGTACCTCCGACAACCCTGGAGGCTCGGGTGTTCCGGCCTCGGCGAATAATCCGCAAGGGAGTCCCACCGGACTGGTTGGGTGTCCCGCCGGCCATCCGGGCGCGGCCGCGAACTGCATGACCTTCTCGCAGACGCCGGCGACGACGTCGCAGACCAATGTGCTGTGGCCGCGCTCGGGCGGATTTTCCAGCAGCGCCGCCGTGCCCACCTATGTGTTGGCCGATTTCTGGGTACTTTACCCTACCAGCAACGGAGCGAATTTTACCTGCGAGAACGACTCGCAGATTTTTGATCCCAGCGAGAATATCAACTGGCAGTGGGGCAACCAGGTTACGGGTTGCGTGACCAACTCGCCCGTTTGGGATGTGGGAGGAACCTCCAACACGTCCTGGATCGCCGCGGGGATAACGCCTCTGCTCAACGGCAACACCTGGCATCACATCCGAAAGCTCGACTGGAGAAACCCGGCGGAGGGCAAAATTTGCAGCTCGGGAGGAACCTCGTACTACTGCGAGCACTACGGGCATTGGATCATTGACGGCGTTTCCTTCAACATGCAGGCCTCCGGCATGTGCGCGGGGCGGCCTTCCGGAAGTGGGCAGACAGCCTCGCCGCCGACCACCGGATGCACCATCACCACGGACACGCTCGAGGCCGGCTTTGGGGCCAACGCAACCGACCAACACCAAGAGGATACCCACGGGGCCACGTCCCAGGTAAGCGGCACTTTCGACGCCGGAACCTTCACCGCGTTCTACGACCCTTCCGCCGTGGCAACCGCGGCATACACGATCAGTAACCTTACGGCCAGCGTGCCCCTCACGGTGACGACAGCTACTCCCACGCTGGTGAGCGCCTACCTCACTACGCCCGGCAGCGTAAACACCATGACGGTCGGCGGAACGCTGCAATTCTCGGCCTTCTGCCACTACTCGAGCGGCCCCGATCTGAATTGCACGGTGGCCGACATTTACGGGGACGCGGTGACCGTGTGGTCGAGCTCGAACACAGCCTTGGCGACCGTCGGCGCGGTGGGCTCGGCAAACCCCGGCCTGGTGAGAGCGGTGGCGGGCGGAGCGCCCACCATCCAGGCGACCATCGGCAGTACCGTCACGCCGGCCTTTGGGCTGACCCTCTCGGGTCCCGCTGTAACTCTCACGGGGTTGCATCTCGCCACCACCGGCGGAGTTACAGGCCTGTTTGTGGGCAGCACAAACCAGCTCGTCGCCACCTGCATTTATTCCGACAGCTCGACGACCAATTGCACCTCGACAGATAGTCATGGCAACGTGGCTTCTTCCTATGCCAGCTCAGTGACCGGCTACGCGACGGTGAACGCGACCACCGGACTGGTTACGGGCGTTGCCGCCGGCACCACCAACCTGACGGCCCACGCCGGCAGCTTTACCAGCCCTAACCTCGGCCTCACGGTCGTGGGCGTGCCTTCTGGGGTCTACTCGATCACGATTATCGGTCCAGTGCAATTCTCGGGGACGGTGACGTTCTAATGGCGACTGCAAAAGACAAGCTGGCGACAACGCGGACGATCGATGCTCAAATCCTTGAGCAATTGGCGGAGGTGAAGGGCAAGGTGGACGAGAGCCTGGAACAGGGTCGCGAAAACGGCAACGAACTGAAGATGCTTCGCCGGGAGCTCGGGCTGGATGGGCAACATGGACGCTTACCCATCGTGGAGGCGACGCTGATCCGCCATGAGGTGCGCATGGACAAGAGCGAGGCGCGCATCGACAAGCTGGAAATCGGCAATAGCGAGGCCAATGGCAAGGCAAAGCTTGTCGCGACCTCACTGGCGCTACTGGGGGGCGGAGCAGGCGGCGCAATGATTGCCGTTCTGGCCCATCTGCTTGGAGTGCATTAGATGGCAAACGTGAATGCGGCAATCGATTACGTGCTGAGCTGGGAAGACGCGACGCTCTCGGGCGTAATTACGACGGCACCGGACGGCAAGCGGACCAGGTTCGGAATCGACGAGCACTGGCATCCGGAGCTGACCAACTGCCTCTATTTCAGCTCGATGGGCCAAGCGGCGGCGCTGCAGATTGCCAGGGGGATTTACGATATCAGCTATTGCCAGCCGCTATGTATCGTCGAGATCGCAAATCAGGAAATCGCCAACAAGCTGCTGTCACTGGGGGTGAATGTCGGAGTGGTGAACGCAGCGAAGATGTTGCAGGACGCAGTGACCGTAGTGGGTGATGGCCGGATCGGGCCGCTGACCCTGCACGCGCTTGATCTGGCGGATCCGCAGAAAGTGCTGGAGGATCTACGGGGAGAAGCGGAGAACTATTACGACGCATTGACGGCAAAGAATCCAAACCTGGCCGTGTATCGGGCGGGCTGGCTACGGAGAGCAGCGGCGTGAGCGCCAGCAACGACTGGTCTGCGTCACGCAGATTAGCGGTTAAGCTACATAGGTCCCACCCACATCTCCCGGGAAAGAACGCGGGTAGATATGAAGCACCCGGCTCTACTTTTCCATGTCAGGATTTCTGGAGCATCGGTGTACACATGCGCAGAGTAAGACGTTGCCGTTTGTGGGCGCTTCTTCTTTTGGCCCTCTCGACGTTGCCATTCTGCGACCGCGTCCAGGCGCAGAATGTTGAAGGTCAAATCGTCGCCGCGCAGTTTGGCGAATTCCAGGTACCTGCGATGGGTGATGGTTTCAAGTTTCCGCCGGCGACCTGTCAGGTGAGCGGAGGCGGCCGGAACTTTAATGCATTCGCTATGGGAGCCCCCATCAAGATCGTCGATAGTGATCCGAGCCTGACCGAGATCGCAACTCCAGTCGCAGTGTTTATCGACTCTTGCGCTGTCAGTCTGCCGACGATATATAGCCATGAGTCGTTCTATCTTACTTCGGGAACCGGCGGTCTGCAGGAGGCACTTACCAACGGGATCGACCGCGGCGGCGGGCCGAATACCATCATCCTGAATGCGGAATGGTACACGCTGGTTGCCCCATCGAGCCCGTCCGCGGTTATCGCTTCGGTACACGGCAATACCAATCTTGGCCTGGTGGACGTCACCACCACGCCGTACACCTCTTATGCCTGGAATGGCTCGCAGTACGTGCAAAACGCTACCGGTGGAGGCGCCAGCACTCCAGCCACATCGAACGTATTGAAAGGTGCAGGAGTAGCGAACTCAGTCGCAGCAGCGACTCCGGGAACCGACTATGTGATCCCCAGCGGGAACGTTGCCACAGCCACAGCGCTTGCCGGAGCCTCGGCAATCCCCAACGGCAGCACAGCGACCACGCAGGGTTCAGGAGACAACACAGCAAAGATCGCCACCGATCTCTTTGTGCTCAATAATGCCCTTACCGCCTCGTCGATCCCTGCAACCAGCGATCTGCTTAAGGGCAGTGGAACAGCCGGCAGTGCATCCGTCGCTACGCCAAATACGGACTATCTCACGCCAAGCTACTGGGGCGGGCTCACGGGTTGCGGTACAGCAGGCTATGCGTTTTCTCCGCAAGCGGGTGGGTGCATCGCATCCGGAGGCGCCAGCACTCCAGCCACCAACTTGGTGCTCAAGGGCAGTGGCAGCGCAAATGGGGTGGTGGCGGCGACGGCGGGCACGGATTACCTCGATCCAGCACTAACAACACTCCAAACGCTCAGCGGCCCTCTGGCAGTAAAGGCGATCAACGGCATATCCCACTCCGAGCTTTACACCGGAGCAACGGTCGATGTCCGCGTCAACGCTTGCCTTAGCGATGCCCTGAACGGCACCAATGGAAATACGTCACTACTTTGTGACAGCAGTGGAGAGTCAGGAAATCAAACAATTGCCGCCACTATTGTGATTGGCGACAACAACAACGATAAGGTCGGCTTGATCCTTCCGTGTGGTGTGTACTGGACCGGATCGATGACTAACACCACTCCAGTTGTCGAGCAGTACGCAGGAACGACAGTTACGAGTAACTGCGCCTCGAATGGCCCCCAAATGCAGTTCACAACGAATAGCTCATCGAATCCGAGCGTCATATACGAGATCGTGAGCGGCACCAGTCTGAACTACCCTTACGTTTACGACCACGGCTTTCAAATCACAAACGATGGTGGCGGCGGTCATGCGACTTCTACGGGAGTCGGCTTCCTGCTGACTGGGCAGATTGCAGACGCCTCGGTTCTCGATGCAGTGAATGTTTTCGATAATCTCGATGCTTATCCAGCAGAGATCTACGGAGCCTGTTGCCAAACGACGTGGACCCATAGCTCAATTAATGCTGGCTTTTATGGCACGCCGCTCTTAATTCAGACTGACAGCGGCAACTTTACGCGAGACTTCACTTTTAGCAACGGAACCATCGTTCATCCGGGGGCCGGGAACTCTGCAGTTTTCTGCAACGACACGCGAAACTCGACCGTCTCAAGCTTCGCCTTAGACCACGTCTACACGGAAACAGGGGAGAGCAGTAATCCAGCAGCAATCTATTTGATCAACGGATGCACCAGGGCGAGCATTTCTCACATTACCCTTCCCCAGTACGGACATGCCGGATTTCCTGCTGTCTCGATCACCAGTGCTTACAACACCATGGCAGTCGTGGACGATATCTGGTTTACCTACGGGTCCGGACCATGGACATATCCCAACCCGGCCGTCGTAAATGCTTACACCGGCCAATCAGTCAATTCTGACAGCAATGGCTACTTTGCCCACTACAACACACCAACTGCTACGACGACTCTAGGAGATTCAACCACTTTAGGTGACCTTGCATATGCTGGAGCTTCAGGCGTGGCAGCTCGCTTGCCAGGCAATGCCGCGGCTACCGACGAAGTGTTGGTGTCGCATGGGAGCGGAGCAATCTCGACTCCAACGACAAAGACCTGCGCCCATTTCACAACAAGCGGAACTACTTCCACTTGCACCTGGAGCACCGCCCCAGCCATCGGAGAGTTTGTTGCCATTGGTGTCTATAACTACACCGGTGGCGCGACTCTCTCGGTAACTGATTCAGCGAGCAATGTCTATACAGCAGTCGCAGCTTCTTATAACCCCCCGGATATCGTAGGTCAGACCCAGCTCTTTTACTTCGGCCCTCTTGCATCGTCCATAACCACGACAACGGTTACCAGTTCGAGTAGCAGTAGTGGATTGGTGATACTAGGGGATACGGCCACAGGCGTTGCCTCGTCTTACCCTGTTGACGGAGCCCCTTGCTATGCTGATACCATCGCTGTAACTTCAAGCCCATGTTCCACCGCGATCACCACAACCTCTGCCAATGATTACCTATTTTGTGCCGCCCAAAACGAGACGGGAGCAGACGACTTTACGGCAGGCGCAGGATTTACGGCAGGCGCAGCAGCAGGAGGCGCTAATTCTCTCGCGCAGTACAAAGTTCAATCTGCAGTGGGGGCCATAACTCCTGCTATTACAAGTAGCTCTGCCAGTCCTATGACAATGACTTGTGCGGCTTTCAAGCCGGCGTTATCAACGAATGCGCCCACGCTCAGCAACTCGCCTGCGCTGAACACGGCCAACATGTTTGCCGGGGGAACGACCTTTACGGCCAGCGGATGCAACAACAGCACCCTGGTGGGTGGAGCGACGGCAGGTTCCTACGATTCGGGCACCTCGGGCACATGCACGGTAGTGCTTACGACCGGAGTCACTGCTCCTCATGGCTATGCCTGCACGGCCAACGATTTGACTACAACTGCGGATACGATTAAGCAAACCGCTAGCAGCCAGACTACAGCAACGCTTTCTGGAACCACGGCCTCTGGCGATGTCATCAGCTTCGCTTGTACGCCGTACTAAAAGAGAAGAGGAGGGTACCATGAACAATCTCAAGGTATGGATTCACGGCTTGGCAGCGGCTGCTATTTCGGCCTTTGCCTCGGCGGCTAGCGGCGCAATCGCGCTGCCTAGCGTATTTACGTTCGACAGGGCGGGGTTTGTCAATATGGTCAAGCTGGCTACTGTGCCGGCATTGCTGGCAGTATTTGCTTATCTGAAAAGTAGCCCGGTGCCGACGTTGACCACCACCATGGTTAAAGGTCAATAACGGTGGTGCTTCCGTACGAAAGCTCCGAAAACTAATCTAAATCTTCCCGCATAGTCTGGGGAAGGTATGGAATTCCCATATCTTGCACAAAAGACGTGCGCGGTATGGGGCACCCGTACAGTGCTTTCTCCAACCTCTGACTTTTGCAAACCGTGTAACACAACACACATAAGGAGAGTTCCCATGGCATTTACCTGGCAGTCGGCCGGGCACGCATTCGCGTCCCTACTTAAAGATGTAGTCACTGTTTCGAAGAAGGTGGTCACGGTCCTCGGCGGTCTACAGAACGAAGAACAGGTTATTGAGTCGCTGACTTCGCTGGTGAGTCCACAGGCTGCGGCGGTGGAGCAGATTGCTTTCGGTGCGCTGGGCGAGCTGGTCGCGGCCGTGCAAGCTACCGAGACGGCGGCGGGCGCCAACGGCGTCAACGTCGCCTTCGATGCTTCCGTAGTGGCCGAAGTGAAGAAGCTGATTACCGAGTTCCCCGAGGTTGTCGCCCAGGTCGAGGCGGCGTTCGGCAAAGCCAAGTAAGTGGTTCCAAATCCTTAACGGGGTAACCCAATGGCCCTCTGGCTCTCGTGCCTGATCCACGGCGTGATGCTGCTGCTTATCTCGGGATGCTCAGCGCATCGGCCCGTCGCCGTGCGCGTCCTCCCCGATGCTGAGATCTCAGACGCCAGAGATTTCGTGGTGGCGGTGGCAGACAAGCTGCCAATGTGGGACGCCGACGCTATCTCGAGGTACGAACAGGTGGAGATTGCCACGGTTAAGGCCGATATCGCGATGGCGCAACAGGACGACAAAAAAAGCTCATTCCTCGAGGATGTGACCAAGCTACATGACGACTGGGATGCGCTGGTCGCACTCGACGAGATGCTAAAGAAGGAGTCCCTCATATGAGCAGCAAACACTGGATCGAAAGAGCGATCAAGAAGCCCGGAACCTTCAAGGCGCTGGCCCAACGCGCCGGCGAGAGTACGGCAGAATTCGCCAGCGAGCGCGAGGACGCTGGGGGCAAGACAGGCAAGCGCGCGAGGCTGGCCGAAACACTGATGAAGATGCGGAAAGAGAAAGGCTAACCATGGCCCACACACGATTGATTACGCTGAACGGCAGTGCCGGCGCGTTTGTCGCCGTCTCTGCAACCCAAGTGACCCGGCGGGTCGAGATCATCGAAGACGGCAGCGCGAATGGCGGAACTGGCCAGGGCATCGCGTACCAGTTCAACGATGGCTCAGCCACACCATTCACCACTACATACACGATCGAGCCACAGTCCGAGCCGATTTTGCTCGGCACACCAGTCCCTCAAGGCGGAGGATATGGGATAGTGATCGGTACGCCGCCGGATAATTCGGGAGGGTATACCATCGCTGCGACACTGCTTATCAACCTAAGGTCGGCAAGCACGAACACAACGATCGTCCGGGTGACGGAATTCGACTAAGGCAATCACTCACTTTATGAAGAAAGCACTGTTGGTGGTTCTCGCCCTCGTTCCCTGTTTCCCCCACGTCCAGGCGCAGAACATTGAAGGCCAGATAATCGCCGCGCAGTACGGCGAATTCGAGGTACCTGGCACGGCGATCGGAGGGTTTGTCTTCCTGCCTGCGACTTGCCGGGTTACCGGCGGTGGGAAGAGCTTCTCCGCCTTCGCGACCGGGGTGCCGATCAAGATTGTTGACGGCAACCCGAGCCTCACCGAAATTGCCACGCCGAGTTCGGTGTACATCAACGTCTGCTCGGTCAACATGGCGACGGCGAATGTCCACGAGCCGCCTTACTACCTCACCTCCGGGACAGGGGGGCTGCAAGAGGCGATTACCGCCAACCAGACGAGTACCGGCATCAACTCGATCATCCTCAACTCGGAGTGGTACCGGGAAGTGCTGCCAGGCAATGCGGCCAATGTCATTGCGTCCGTGCATGGCATCGCATCGCTGGGACTGGTGGATGTGACCACCACACCATACACCTATTACACCTGGACCGGGTCACAGTATACGGTGAACAATCCGACGGCCGGCAGCCTTAGTTACAACCAGGGAGGAACCGGCGCGGTGACGCGCAGCAGCACCGCGAAGTGGCAAGACTCTCTATCAATCAAAGACTTTGGTGCGCTGGGCAACGGCTCGTCCATGGCGGCCGACACGGCGGGTTTGCAGAATGCCGTCGCGGCGGCCAACATCCAAGGCAAAGCGGTCTACATCCCGGCCGGCAATTACCTGCTCGACAACAGCGACGGCCCGGTTATCTCCGGGGGCAACAACGTAGTCATTTGGGGCGATGGGCCATCGTCTTCCCTTGCCTGCCAGACCACCGGAGGTCCGGACTGCATCGCGTCAACGGGCGCGACCGGCTTTGGCCTGCAGAATCTTTCTATTGCCTTTGGACCGACAGCCACAGAACGATCCAGCGGCTACGCAGTGGACATCGAGACGTGCAACACCTGTACCCTCGACGGGGTGACGCTGAACAACGGCGACCTGAGCGGCCTCAGGTTGGCGAGCTCGGTGCGTACCTCGATCCACAACCTGCAAGTGTCGAACTTCTTCGCCAACGGCACCTTCCTGATTAACGACCAGGATCTGCGCGTGGACGGCCTGGCCTGCGCAAACAACGAGGATGCGTGCCTGGAAACCTCATGGTACGACTCGGAGTATACGGCGCACGCGGTTCCCTGCCAGGACATCACGGCGACCAACATCACCAGTGCTAATGATCTTGAGGCGGTACTCGTCAACTCCTGCAATAACGTCACCGTGACGGGTTTCTCTGCGGTGGGCAGCGCCAAGGAAGCAGTCTTTGTCGGTCAGGATCCCACCACGACCACCGCACAATGGCCAGACCGGGTGAGCATCTCGAACGGATCCATCTACGGGTCTGGTTACGGCAGCAACCCGCTCAACTCCGCCGCCGCACAGGCACTCTACATCAACGTAGGCACCAGCCCGGGCGGCTTCATCTCGCACCTCGCCTTTTCTAACATCGTGGCCACGCACATCAGCTCGTGGGGCCTGCAGATGGCGGAGCTGCAAAACGACGATGTGCAGGCAAGCAACCTGACCTTTAATGACATTGGTAATGGAAACTCGGCTGGTTGCGTGCAGACAGAAGGCAACCAAGTCAACCTCGACAATATCGCCTGCTCGAACATCGGCACCTACGCCTTTTATGACACCAATACCAACCGGCTCACGGGCACGGGCTGGACGGCGAGTGGCTCCAACCAGGTGGGCGCCGGGACCGAGGCAGTCTTTCTTTCACCCACCGCGGTCGGATTTGTAAACGTCGCCGGCATTTCGCTGAACGACACCAACGGCAGCGTTTTTTCCAGCGCGGTCTACGATGACACGACCACGGGCGATCACATCCTGGTCAACATCAAGAGTTCGGGCATCGTAGCCCCCACTGGGCCGACCAGCGCGAACCAAGGCACGACGTACACCTACGCCGATCCAACCCACTCCTGGATCTTTCGGAATGGGGGGATGATTATGTCCTTCCTGCCGCCCGACGTGTACCTGCTGCCTACCGCCGGCGCGACCGCGGGGTCTTATGTCAACGGATCCACCTTCTGGTGGCAGAGCAAGTGCTGGACAAGTTCGCAGCAAACCGAGAGCGTTGCGTGGCTCGATCTCTATCCCACATTGAGCACCGAGTCTTTTGCCTTTGCGCACACCGGAGGCTGCGGGTTTCCTATCACGCTCGATGTGACTGCAGCCGCTTCGATGCTGGGCAACATCTTTACTGGCACCATCATCAGCGGCCAGCACTTCAGTGGCCTAGCCAGCTCGGCACCGACGGCAGCGGCCGGGGCCGGCGCCGGTACCGGTCCTACAATTTCGCTCAACGCGAACTCTAATGACCTGTCTGGCTATCTCAGCGTCACCACCGGATCTTCGCCGACGGCAATCGCAATCGTAGCAACGCTCACCTTTGGCACCGCGTACGCAACGCTGCCCAAGTGCTTGCTCGCGGCTGCAAACGCAGCCGCCTCCGCGCTTAGCGGCGCTGCCAACGTTTACATTCCGCTGACTTCATCTGAGTCGGCCTTCACTGTCAACTCAAACACCACTGCTCTTGCCGCATCGACGCTTTACACCTGGGGGTACACATGCACGCAGTAAGGCACTGCTGTCAATACGCGGTTTTGCTCTCTGCGGTGGCCGGCATCGCCGTGGCGCAGCAGACAGGGAGCAATGGTGCGCCCGGAACCTCCTCGGTCCATGTTGGGGTTCGTGCTGCCGCCATCCCAACCATTGCGGCCGGCGTGGGAGCCGGCACCGCACCAGGCGCGGTAACCATTGTCGCCGGTTCAACCGATCTGTCTGGGACCATCACCATCGGCACCGGGACGTCACCGACGGCCTTCGGAGTCGTCGCGACCATCACGTTCAATGTGCCTTACACCGGCACCGTCCCGCATTGCATTCTTTATCCGGTCACCACCAACGCTGCACAGTTAGGGGCTGGGCCGGTCTTTCTGCCGCTGAGCGCCATCACGCTCACCGGGTTCAACATCAATTCCACCACGCCCGCTTTGGCCGCATCGACAACTTACTCATGGGAATACATCTGCACGCAGTAGTTGCGGAAAAAAGTGTCAAGATAGCGCCGCGTATCCCACCCTTCGCAAGAAGCGCGAAGGATGGGGCACCTCTTGGTCTGCGGAGGGGATAGGGTGAACCGACGATGAGGCTGCCTTGGATATCCCGCTCTTCGCACCAGGAGATGATGGTCCTGGTGACCACGCAAGTGGACGAGTTGACCCATGAGCGGAGGCTCCTGCTCGATCGCCTGGCAACGCTTGGGCTGGGTGGACCTCTCTTCAGCTCGCCTTCCTGGCCCGATTCCTCGGAGAAGACGGCGGAAGAGGCAGAGCCAATTGATTCGGAAGCGGACGAGATGGAGAAGTTGATGAACCTTCGCCGCCGTCCGTCGAAACTGGCCGATGCGCTCACGCGGAAGGCTTATCGGGACTACAACCGGGCGCAGGCTGGGCCCAGCGTCAAGTGGATACCGAAGGCCGAAGTCCAGGCTTCCAAGCTTGACACCATGACCGCGGCGCTCGACGAAGCGGAAGCGTTAGGAAAGAAACAGGCGTAAATGGCCACTTACCCCGGTGTTGCAATGAGCCAGAGTTCGCAGACGCAAGTACCCCAAACCCAGCGAGGGATGGAGCATACGCCGTCAGACCCCATGCAGGGCACGGCTGATGAGCCGCAGAATAGCGCGCAGCTCAGCGAAGAAGACCAACAGCGGTTGATCGCATTGGTGCGTAGTTATAAAGACCAGTGGTCGCAGGACCGCATGGTGCTGATGCAACGGTGCCTGGAAAACCTGGAGTTCTTCAAGGGCAACCAATTCATCTCCTTCGGTCCGGGTGAGTCGGAGTTTTTCAATGCGGTCGACTGGATGAACCAGGGCGAACACTCACAGGACTCAGACGATAAGGACCTGTATCAGTATTGCAACAACTTTTACCAGATGCTGGCGACCGGTTTTGTGGCGGCGCTGGCTCCGCAGGTGCCAAAATCCAAATGGATGCCGGAGGATGCTGAGCAGCTCTCAGATGTGACGACTGCCAAGGCGGCACAGACGCTGATCGACATCATCGAGCAGCAGAACCGGGAACAGTCGCTGCTCAAGCAACAGTTACTGTATCTCTACACGACCGGAGCGGTCTTTCGTCATACCCGCTACGTGGTGGACGCGGAGCGTGCAGGCACTTCGCGAGAGCCGGTCTTCAATGAGACGGAGACACAGTTAGCGCCCGATCGCTACCACTGCTTCCATTGCGGCGCGACTTCGCCGGCAGATGCGATGCCTGTGGGTGGGCACCAATGCCAGCAATGCCTGCGGCCGCTGGGAGACGACTCGTTCTTTCCGGCTGAGTATGGGCCAGTGATTCAGAAAGTGGGCGAGGAGGAAGTACCCAACGGCATGGTGGCGCAAAACCTCTACAGCCCGCTCGAGGTGGACTGCGACCCGGGGGCGAACAACCTGCGGCAGACGCCGATTCTCAACCTCGAGGTCGAGGTTCACGTGGGAGCACTACGGGCGGCGTATCCCGATATGTACGACCAAATCGCGGCGAGCGCGACCAGTGAGCTCTCGGCCAACGGAAGCATCGACCGCATTGCCAGGCAGCAGGTGTATTCGCAGGCGGGGGCGTCCTCGAGCATCTTGCAGGATCAGCGGCCAACACTGTCGCGAACCTGGATTCAGCCCTGGGCCTTCGATCTGGAGGATGACCGGGAGTTCGGCGAGCGGATGCGGGCGACGTATCCCAATGGCCTGCTGTTAGTGAATACCGGCGCCACTTTTCTTTCGGCACGCGAAGCATCGCTGACCAAGGAGTGGACGTGGGCGGGCACACACGAGGGATTCGGCCTGTTTCCACCCTCGATCGGCGATATTGTTGTGCCCTTTCAAAAGCGCTACAACGATATGGCCAACATCCTGCATGAGTTCATGGACCGCTGCTCCTCGGGAGTGACGCTGGCCAATGCGGATCTGATCGACACCAAGTCGCTGCAGGGCAAGCCGATGCTGCCCGGGGTCCTGAACCTGGTGAAGCTGAAGCGGACGGGGGCTCCTGGTGCGGTGCGCATGGCCGATGCGCTCTACCAGTTCCAGTTCCAGATGCATGAAGAGGCTTTCAGCTACCTGGATAAGCTGGCCTACAACGCACAGATGTTCGCCGGCATTCCTCCGCAAGTGTATGGCGGCGCGGGCGACCCATCGGTCGAGACCTTCGGCGGGCAGCAACAGCAATTGAATTCTGCGCTGGGCAAGCTGAACATCTATTGGGAAAACCTGAAGGAGGAGCACGCGAAGGCCGATGAGCTGGCGGTGAATTGCGCCAAAGACAATCTCACCGCCGATATGCGGCAGGTCATTCTGGAGCGGGGCTCAGAGTTCCGCAATGATTACATCCGGCTCGACGACCTGCAAGGCAGCGTACATGCGTATGCGGATACCGACCAGGGGCTTCCAGTCACCGCGGCGGAACTCCGGCAGCGATGGATGGATTTGATGCAGGCCGCGGCAAGCAATCCTCTGGCACAGGCGATCTTCGATGATCCAACGAACCAGGAGCAGGCGGCCACGGCGCTGGGGGTTCCGAATATGGTGGTTCCGGGCGCGGCGATGCGTTCCAAGGTATTGCAGATCATTGAGCGGCTGTTGGAGGCCGAGGCGGTGCCCGTGGTCGACCCACGGACGGGACGACCGACCGGACAGGTAAGGCCAACAATTCTTCCGGATAAGGCTATCGACGACTTCACAGTGCTGAAGCAGGTTGTCCGGCAGTACTGCCAGGAGAATTCAGATATTCCTGACGATAACCCCGCGGGTTGGCAGAACCTACTGGCGTATTTCACGGCGGCGGTCGCTTTCGAGACACAGCTGATGGCGGAGCAGGCACAACAGAAGGCTGTGGTGGCGCAGGCGGGTTTGTTGAAGCCGGCTCAGCCGCTGGAGATCCCTGTGCATGAGATCGATGATGTGGTTAACACTGTGGGTGGGCTGATGCATCTTCCGCCTGAGGCTACTTCGGGGAATATTCAGGGCCAGGTGCAGGCGGCGAACGCGCTGATTAAGTTGGCGGATGAGCTGCAGGGTTAGTGGGTAGAACAGCGGTTACGCCCTCTCGCATAAAGCAACGGAAACCATCCTGATTTTTCCCACGTACCCCGGTGCGAACGTGGGGCACCCGTCTTGCTCCAGCTCTTTGGCTGCAGCCGGATTAGAAAGCAGATCCTACTATGACTGAAGCTACCATCGCGGCTCCCGCTCCGGCGGCGGCACCTATTTCCCCGGCAAGCACGGGGCAAGCTGCGGCCGCGCCTGCACCTGCAGCGGCTCCCGCGTCTACACCTTCCACTCCTTCCTATGGGGGATCGGTTCCAACCTCTAAGGTCGATCCAGGCAAGTTTCCCATTCGCGAAGACTATGCGGCGGCGCTGCTCAAAGAAAAGCTGGCTGCGATTCCCGCGGTTGAAGAACAGCCTGGTGTGAGTGATGAACTGATTGCCGTCGTGGACTCTGCACCCGAGTTGGTCACGGACGAAGCTCCGGCGCCTGTAGCCGTCACGGATACGGACGGCGTGACGAAAGATGCACCGGCCGTCACGGAAGAAGAGGATTTTCAGCTCGAGTTGGAGGCCATCGTAACGCCTGAGGTTCTGAGCCAGATGGTCACCGACAATCCTGAGTTTGGCAAGTTGCTCGAGGCGGACGCGAGGCTGAAAGGTCAGCTTTACAAGACGGCACGCGAGGCAGCGGAGCTGAAACCCTACCGCGAAATCTTTCCCGACCTCGATTCAGCGAAGGCGGCCCAGGACTATTCGTCCACCTGGATGGACGTGCGCGAGACCTTCCTTGGGTCGATCACCCGCGAAGGCACGATGGCCTCGCTCAGCAAGATCGCGGAACTTTCTTACGAGCGCGACGCTGACGGCAACGTGATCATGCAGAATGGCAAGCCGGTCATCGGCGAAGACTTTTTTGGATTTGTCGACAACGTGGTGGAACTCGATCTCGAACACCGCGCACAGGATGTAACCGCACGCCTCAAGGCGAACCAGTATCGCTCTGAGGAGGAACGCACCCGTGACCAACGGGTGAAAGACGCACTGGAGGTCCTCAGGGAAGAATCCGCGGCCACTTCCCCCGCGATAGAGGCCCAGCCAGAGGCGCTGCGACGCAAGGCAGATGAGCTGGACCGGAGAGAACGCGCATTGAATGAGCGCCAGCACGGCGAGAAGGTGGAGGAGAGAAGGTCATTCGAAAGCGGATTGCAGACTGAGGCCCAAACGCGAATCCACGACGGCATCAGCAGGATCATTGCCAACGTGGAAAAGCAGGGCGGCGTCGTCAGTCCCTACTTGAAGAACATTCTCCCCAAAGCCATCGGCGCCAAGCTGATTCGCAAGATTCAGGCCAATCCGGCGCTGGAGGGCCAGATGCACTCACTCCAGCGACTCCCCATCGGCGATGCGTCACGCCAACGTAGACTCGCGGCCGTTGACCGGGCCGTGCAGCAGTATCTTCCCGACGTAGCGCGAGAAGAGCTGCGCGAGGCAGGGGTGCAGATCGCCAATGCCTCAGCAGCCAAACGCGCCAAGGTAGACGCCCAGATCGACAGCACGAAGAAGACCGAGCCCAAGGGATCGACCGGACCGGCCAGCGGTGGGGGCGCAACGATGACCTCAAGCGCAGCCTTTGACCACGCGCAGACCGAGTGGCAACGAGCCAATCCGGGTAAGCCCTTCGACAAAGTGGCGAGGGAAGCAATCCTTCCTCGCGTTCTGCAGCTGATGACATCTCGGTGAGGGATTAAAGGATTGGCGCGGCGCTTACGCCGCAGATAAGGAATCGCTTTCATGTCCAACATAATCGGCACGGCATCAACGACACAGCAGCTGCAGCTTGAGGCTTTGAACGAAGTGATCAAGCTGCTCATCGAAAAGGAAGCCAAGCTCGACTCCCGCATCTCAGAGCGCGGCTCCATCACACCGGTCTCGCTGCGCAGCTTTCGCCTGCGCTTCCAGACCGCGTTTCCTGGCAACGTCGCCCTGTTCAACCTGGACGGCGGCATTCTGCCCGCCGGCAACTTCTCCCAGTGGGATCAGGGCACACTGACTCCGCTGGCGACCGTCATCCCGGTTGAGTATTCGCGGCTGGTCGACATCATCGGCGAGGGCGGTCCGAAGGTGGTCTCAGAAAACCCGGTCACCAAGACGCTGGCGGATGTGGCTGTGCAGATGGCGAAGAACCGGGACCAGTTCCTGCAGCAGGCGGGTGATGGCAAAATCGGCCAGGTGGATCCCACATACACCGGTGGTGGCGCCAACCCGATTATTCTCACTTCACAGCCTTGGGGCGCGCGCCTGGTGTCGCAGGGTCAGCAGGTACAGGTGATGTCTAACACCTACACCCTGCGCGGCACCTGCTACATCACCAACGTTAACAACAAGCTCGGCTCGGCCCAGTCCATTACCGTGGACGCGGTTCCTGCGGGCACCACGTCTGGCGACTTCATCATGGTCGCGGGCGTGGCGGCGACGACCCCGGTGTTTCTATACGGGATTCCGTACTTCCACAACACGTCGACCACGGGAACGTATCTCGGCATCAACCGGACACAGAATTATGTGGTGGCGAACGGTGTGGCTGCCGGCGGCGCTCCGCTGTCGCTTCCCATGCTGCGCGCGGCGCTCAGCCGCGTGGAGCAGTCGCTGGGCACGGATGCGCTCAAGTCGCAGGTATGGCACGCGCATCCCTCCCAAATCCAGGCCTACGAGGAGATGGGCTTCGCCAAGCAGGAAATCTTGATGACCAACGGCAAGATGCCCGGCTTTGACGGACTCACCGCAAATGTAGGCCAGTTCACTATCGCGGGACGCGAGGTGATGCGGAACATCCACGCCGACCAGACACGGATCGACTTCATGGAGTTCGGTTCATGGCTCAAGGTCGTGTGGGGCAAGGCACCGTTCTGGTTCAAGAACCGCAGCGGTCAGTGGGTGTTTCAGATCTATGATCCGGCGTCGGGTAACCCGACGGCGAACGAAGGATGCTACTACGTGGACGCTCGGCAATACGCGGTTGATAACCCCCAGGCGATCAGCTCCGTTACCGGCCTGAAGGTTCCTGTCTACAACTAACCAGTAAGTAGCTGCACTTAGGGAAGGGCTGAGATAACTATCTCAGCCCTTTGTTTCTGGTTTGAAAACCCAGAGGTTGAGGTTTGTGGAATCCCACCCTAGCTCCCAACAAAGAACGTTGGGATCTAGGATGGGGCACTCGTCGTTCCTTCGGTGGGACAGAACAGTCAAATTTCTATGGAGAGCTCAGCGATGTCTTATGACGGCCCTTGCCCCGGAGGCACGGTGAACTTGCCCGACCCTGACTTCAAGGTTGAAGCGGTGTTGGTCTGTGACCGCTATTCCGACTTCCTGCGCTGTACGCTGCCGGCCAACAAACATTTGTTCGACCGCATCGTCGTGGTCACTTCCGCGGAAGATCGCGATACGCAGCGCATCTGCGAGTTTCACCACGTCGAGTGCGTGAAGACCGATGCGCTGAATTCGCGCTGGAACCGGTTCTGCAAGGGGGCCGGCATCAATGAGGGCCTAAGCCGGCTCGACCGGGATGCATGGGTGGTGCATCTTGACGCGGATATCTGGCTGCCCCCACAGACGCGCTTGCTGCTGCAGAATGCTAACCTCGACCCAAGCATGATCTATGGCATCGACCGCTTCAGTGTGAAGGGCTATGCACAATGGGACAGTTTTCTGGAGATGCCTTCCCTGCAGCATGAATGCGACGCTTACGTTCATTTGAACGCCTTTCCCCTGGGCACGCGCGTCACCAGCAAGGACGGCGGGGGATATATTCCCATCGGGTTCTTTCAGATGTGGTGCCCGACGGTCTCCGGCGTTTGCGCATACCCGGTTGCACATACTGACGCGGGACGCGGCGACATGGTGTTTGCCAAGACGTGGCCGCGGGCGAAGCGCGGGTTGATCCCTGAGGTTGTGGGATACCACCTGGAGAGCACGGACGCCACAATGTCAGCAAACTGGTACGGCAGGAAGACGGCACCCTTCACACACAATGGCGGCCCATCATGAGCCATATCGTGCCCAGAGAAACGCAAAAATTTCTTACCAGCTACGGTGGAAAGAACCCTTTCGGTAAGCCGCGATGGAGACTGCTCGTCGGTAGCGACCGGCTGGTAAAGGAGTCGGGCGTTTACCGGGATTGGGCTCCAGGGCTCTCCACGGCGGAGAAGGGCGGACTGAACTTTGAGGCCAATCCAGAGGCGCCGGGCTGTACCTTCTCGCGCCATGACAACCGTCCGATCCGCGTGGTCACCGAGATGCGCGAGGTAAAAAAATATCCCCACGCCCCAGGGTGGGTGCTGGAGAAGTGGTTCCCTGCCTCAAGTTATGGCACGCAGGCGGAGTGGTATTCGTACAAGGCGGTCGACGGGTTTACTCCGATGCTGGGACCGTATCCCGAATGTGGCGACTACGAGATGATCTTTGGACCCTGGCCCAAGGCGCCTACGACCGACACGCTGCGGGATTTGATTGCGCAGTATAGCGCGGGCATTAACAACCGCCGTGGAAGCGCGGAGTCCAGGGCCCAAGAGTACTTATTGCGGTTCCAGTATGAAGAAGAAAAGGCGGAGGCGAAACGGAAGATCGAGTATGACGCCATGATGCGCGATCATATCTCGCCTTTGCACAGCAGTAGCCTCGCCGCCAGCCGTTGGAGGCAGGACCTGGCCTGCCGCACGGGGAATGCTAACGAGCATATTGGGATTCTCTAGCGCACACGTGAGCATTGGTACGCGTCGCGAACGTGGGCACCCGTCTTAACCTGTCCCGAAACTTAGCACTCAAGGAGCTTGATCGATGGCAACAGTTGTTATTACTCCGGAAATGCAGCGAGCGAATGCGGAGGCACTGCTGGGCAAGGATCCCGGCAAGTTCCGCGACCCCGGCCAGCGCTGGACCGTCAAACGGTATGCCGAGATTCAGCGGCTGCTCAAACAGGCGGAAGCCGACAAGCCCGTCACCATCCTCAACCTGAACCCCTTTTCATTAAAAATCAATGGCGGTGTCTTTTTTCCGGAGGAGATTGCCCCGTGCCCTCCGGGCAAGCCTTACACCATCCACCTGATCCGGGAGACGCGTTGGGGCCATAAAGACCTGGGCTGCGATGCGCAGAACATGATGCAGATGGAACCGGTGCCGGCGATTCCGCTGGTGCTGGCGGCCGAATATATTCGCGAATACGTGCAGCAGGACGGCGGCTTCGGTGGAGTGCTCTGCTATGTCGGCGATCACGACCCGGCCAGCTTCAAGAAAGGCGCGATGATCCGCGTTCCCGAGGTTGCCTACAACGAGCGGGGAGAGTTTTACGTAGAGGTTCGCGAGCGCGACTTCCACGAGACGCTGGCGGCCATCCGGAAGAAGCGTAATTCGTCCATTCTGAACCGGCTGCAGTCGGCCAATGCCTGGTACGAGAACGACTCGCAGCGCATGAACGTGAACGACACCCATCGCGATATGGCACGCCTGGCGCTAGAAGAAGGGCTGATTCCCGAATTGCCGCGCTGGGTCATGCAGGCCAACACGCTCACCGAAAAGCAGCCGGAGCCTTGCCCAAGCTGCGCAACGACGCCCAAGGCCGGGGCAATTCTTTGCGTGAACTGCGGTCACATCTTCAATGTGATTCAGGCCTACAAGAACACGCGTATCGCTTACGGCGCGGTGGAGATGGATCGCCTGACCGCGGAGGAGTGGAAGACAGTGAACCAGATCAAGGCGGACCGCGATAAGGCAAAGGGCAAGGCAGGCGCCCCGTGAGCTGGACGCTGGGCCAGGTAAAGGCGCGGGTACGGAATCTGCTGGATGATCCCCAGGGATCGTATCTGACCGATGACTTCGTCGTGCCCTTGATTAGCGAGGTCTATGACGATGCCAACTCACAACTTGCATCGACGCAATCCTCGTGGGACATCGCCGTGGTTGAGGTGCCTGGTATTCCTCCGGGTACCCCAAACCTGGGACCCTATCAAACGGGCGCCGGCCCCCTGGCCGCACTCACCGACCAGCCGCTGCGCATCGATTGGAAGCCGGCGGGCGATGACCCTTCCTATTACCGGCTGGTGACAAATTACGAAGTCCTTCCCGACCTGCAGCCGCGCGAGGGCATCGCCGGATGGGAGTTCCGCAGCGAGGTCATCTGGCTTACGAATTCCTCCATCGCCGTAGACCTTCGCGTCCGGGGCGAATTTGGGCCGCAACCGCTGACCAGCGATGAGAGCGTGTTGATCTCGCATCCGCGCATCGGCTACGTCGTCGCCTATGGCACGGCAGCGCTGATTGCCACAGTACGCGGCAACGATGCGTGGACGAGACAGTATGAACAAAAAGCACTGGAGGGCATGGACGAAATCATGGAGCAACTCGTCCGCGCCGAACAGGGCCAGGTGCGCCGGGCTGGGAGACAGACCCGGCGGCGCGGATCTTACGGGCAATAGTTATCTCAACTCTTAATAAGGAGAAATCATGGCAGTTTCAGGAGCAATCATCGATTACACAGCTGGGGCGGGGGATCGTAACTTTACCGTCTTCATCCAGCTTACTTTCAGCGGGAGCTTCACCACCGGTGGCGATCCCCTCAACTTAACGACGCTGACTAACGCGAATGGCCTCGATGTAGAGGGCGTCTTCGAGCTTCCGCTATCTTTGGGCCCGGCGGTTTACCTGGAAGACATCGGCGGTTATTATGTGCAGCCGAAAGTTTCCGGGTCGACGGTGAATGCGTTTCTTATTAACGTGTATGCCCCCGGGGGGGCGATCGTCTCCGGTGCTTACAACACAGCGGTGACGAGCGGCAATGTGATTCTTACCATGCAGAAGCGGCGCGTCTAAAAGCTAAATGAACTTTGACGGCTTCATCCCGCACGAGTTCACTCGCTTTGGTGGGCTCGTAGACAATGACGATCCGACCGTGCTGCCTATGGGCGTTGCGGCGGTCTGCAGGAACTGCAGATTTCAACTCACGACCGTGGCCACACGCTACGGCCTGCAGACGGTCATGCAGGGACCAAACCAGGTCCCTATTACCGGCCTGGCTTCTTTGATTTATACCCCGGAGAATCCTGGCGAGACGCTCTTCCAGGTACCAATGGTCTTCGATACTGACGGCTATCTGCTGGTCGAAAGGCCGGCAGGCAGCGGAAAACTGGTGCGGGTGCAGGGGCCGCTGGTGAGCCAGCCGGCGAACGCACACGCGATCGTGACCGAGGCCTATAACCGGGCCCTGATCGCGTATTCAGACCTGAAGACACCCTCGGCTCCGATCAACGTTTATGGGCTGAGCACGGAGGAGCTTGACCCGTATGGGCAGAAACCTCTCGGTGCATCCTGGCTGAAGTCCACGGCGTATGTCGTGGGCGAGTACGTCCAACCAACTGCGGCGGGTGGCAATGGACACCTCTACCGATGCATCGTGGCGGGGACGACGTCCACCACGGAGCCAGTGTGGCCGCTTTCGGAAAACGCGACGGTTACGGATGGCGGCGTAAGCTGGGAAGAGCTGACGCCGGTGCTGGTGAACAGGCTGCCGGCGCCCAACTCGCCGCAGCCCGGCAGGGTTGCAAGCGGCGGAGCTTTCGCCGCGGGCCGCGATGTCTACCTGGAGATGACCTACGTCAACGCACAGGGAGAGTCGATTGCTTCGGCTCCGGGCATCCTGGTCAACACCAATTTGAATGATGCCGCGGAGTTCACGGTACCAGCCTTGTCCAGCCTGGCGGGGTGGATTCGTGGGCTGGCCGCGGCGTATCAGCCGGTATCCGTCAACGTATACGAGGCGGACGTCGCCACGGGCGCCGCAGCTCCCTCTTCGGCGAGCTTTGCCAAGGTAGGGAATTTTGCGCTTGGCACCACGGTCACGGTGACGACAACGGCAAGCGGGATTGCGCCGCCATCCTCGAATACCGCTCGGGTCACTCCGGGCGGATTGCAGCCCCCATCGACACCTACCGTCGAACGCGCGTCGAGCTCGGGCAGCTTTCCTGCTGGGCGGGATGTCTACGTGATTGCCACCTTCACCAATGCATCGGGGGAGACGCTGCCCTCGGTTGCCGGAACGCTGATCAACACCATCCTCGACGACGC